TAGCTGATCTTGTTGATACCTCGAACTTGATTAGAGGCCGACGTGGCCACCGGAGTGCTCGCATTCTTACCAGAGTAATCCAGTAGGTATGCTGTAGCAATAGCATCTTTCTCTGTTCTCTTATCTCTTGGTATGTTTTCGTCTACTCCAAACGAAAGCGTTGTGTAGGTGACATTATCAATCCTAATCTTAGCATGACAAAACAAATAGCTGTTCTCTGGCAAAGTAGGTTTGTTGAATAATATATCGAAGGCGTGAAAGCGTACTCTCTTAGGTAGTAAACCTATCCTAAGGTTGGCTCTACCACCTCTATCAAATCTTTCTGTTTGTGAACTCCAGTTACCTCCTGAGCTTATGATAGCATTTGGTTGCCCATAGATTCTAACATCCTGAGCAGCAAGTAGCATCATTGATTGACCAAGTACTGTAGAATTACCTACGGTTCTTCGTGCGAACAAGATCTGGTAACCAGACACTTTCCCTGCTAATTCTGGTGGTACTATTACATTAGAGATTTCAAGTCCCAGTAAGTCAAGCTTACTCTTCATGTATTCTGTCTCACCTTGGTAGAAGTTCTCCTTGCAGTACCTTAATGATGGCATCCTGTGGTGTCTTACTTTCTTTCCACGAAGATCTTCTCCACCTATTGCACTACTATCAAACTGAGGGTGATTTGGATATGTCTCATCTTGGTTCTGCCATATACCAGTACTACATGTCTTGTCATAGAAGTTTGGAGCTCTGTTGGTATCTTGCAACTGGAACTTAGGCGCTGTAGTACTTCCCTGTGTAAATGAGGCCAAGTCATCGAATCCAGGTAGTAAACCTGGGATATGGAATGCAGCACTGGTTCCACCTGAAGTAAGTGTCCATTGAATGTACAAGCCGTATGCTTCTTGGTGCATCATACTCTTCTTTGTTCCAGAGACAATCTCTTCTGGTATGCTGGTAAGGTCTACAAGTTCAGACTTGACTCTGACTTGAATCATGTTAGCATATCTTTGGTACAACAGATTCTCCCCTATCTCAAGATTACCTAAGAAGAGTTCATCATTAAGCTGACCAATAGTGCCAACACGAGTATATACAGCAGGCTTAACAAGGATTTCGTCTAAGGTTACAGGTTGAGTTAAGTTGTTTCCAGTATATACGATACTAACTGTTTCTGCGACTGGAATGGGATCAAGTTGTACTGCTGATGTTACTCCTTTTACTTTAGAGATTATGGCTACTATAACAAACTGGAAGCTAGTGTCTACGTTTGTAAGTTCTATACGCAGGGCTTTATCAGATACTTCGTTTCCATCATTGCTTGTCACTATGACAGGAGCAGAGGTAGCTATGTAAGGAGTTTCTGAACCATCAGCTTTGGCTAGCTTTACGCTAACATAGTGAGAACCAACTAATACACTACCACCACTTTCAGCAGTTGTAGTAATCGTCGGAGTCTTTGATTTCATGAACAGTAGGATGTCCTCAGGGTTTACTATCTGTGGATCATTACAGTTGATGATTCCCGGGTTCTTTACTTTATCTGTAAAGGCTACTACGTACTGCCCTTTGTTATTCTTCTGGTATTGTCCTGTGATGTAGTTTTCTCTCTTGAAGCCGAGCTTCCAGTTCTTATCAATATCAGAGAAGATCAACTCGTAAGAGTCAGTGGTTTCATCGTACCAACCAATAGCACTATTCGTATCGTCAGTACTGAATATGACGGTACGTGTATCTGTGTCAACAATTCCCATAGGAGTGTATGGAATACTAGATGAGCTTTTGATAAAGCCGGGCTCATTGATAGTAGCACCTTTAACATCCATCTGTATCCCATTCTTACCGAACGGATATGTCCCATCAATCTGATCTTGTTCCCTTGTGTCAAGAGATAAGCCCTTCAGGACTTTCTTATTAGCCATATGATTCCTCCTCTGCTATAGAACCAAAGTTCTCCCAGTAACCTACTGGTTTAATAAGTCGTACCTGTGATAGTACCATTTCATTCATTCTGTCTACTGATGGCCATGTGATCTCACTGATAGCTCTACCGGCGTATGTCTCATGCCTCTGCATGCATTCTCTTTCACCTAGGATAGGATCAACTAACAAGCCAGAAGCAATAAGCTTAGCTCTTACGTAATAGTAAATCGACTCCTTGTAGTTGGAGTTATCTGGAATAAGAGGCAGACCGTTCTTATCTAATGGGACTCCAAGATAATGGATACGAACTGTACCAGTCTCAAACGAAGTGATAATCGCATCCATGTTGGTTTGATAGAACTCTCCTGTGTAGCTATTTGGTAGCTGCATGATAGCTTCTATGCTCTCACTTAAAAAGGGAAAGTTATCACCAGTAATAGGATTCAGCTGTTCTCCTCTTACAGATCGATAGACGTATGGGCTTGATCCTCCTGATTGTGGAATACTGCGTACGTTTCGAGTACTAGAAGAGACGTTTAATCTGCTGCCCTGATACTCTACTCCTTCGATAAGGTTAAGCCCGCATGGTAGTCTTCCATAGTGAAACTCGATGTCTACGTCTTCGTACTTTGCTTCTAGCTCATACTTAGTTTGTAGCATCTCCATAGCCTCAGGAATCCACTCATACATATCATTGATAGCAGAAGCATCAGTAATCTTAGTGTTTCGAATTATACGAGAGATGAGACTCTCTATGCTTGTTGATTTGTATATCATTATTGATCCTCCTGATCTAAGATGTATGGAAAGTACTCATACCTGTATCTAAGTAGCTTGTTGTTCTGTAGTGCTTGGTTGAACTCATATCTGAATCCTTTACCTTGTCCGTCATGTGGTGTTGGCTTGAAAGCATAAGCCCACATGTTCTTTATCTTGTTTGTCTTCTTCCAACCTATTCTACACCAATCAGGTTCTGTGTGATAGATGATCTTGCTCGGCTTACCCTCCTCATTCTTAGGTTGCTTGGCAGTCTCTGCATAGTTGATCACTTTGTTCTTAAAGTTTCTCTCTACTCTCCGTGCTGCAATCTTTCCAAGATCATTGCCAAGGTTGAACTCATATCCTTCTATGATATAGAATCGAGCCCGTTCGAAGTACTTATCTACAATCTCCTTGAACTTGTTATAGCTCATGACTTCTACTACTTCTCTACCTTTGTGAGAGTAGATGGTAGCATTCCTAATTCGTTGTCCATACTGTCCCCAGTACTCCGGGTTATCAAGGAGAAGCTTTTCAGCGTAAGCCTGATAAACTTCTTTACAGCTGAATATACTATTTGTCTTCATTCACTGGTATTTCAGTTTCCGGTATCTCTTTGTCCTGTACTATGCCCAGATCGATTGTCATGATAGACTGTATGATGAGCTGTACGATATCGTTAGGAGCAGCAAACGGTGTGTTGTCGTAATCACAAACAATCCCAGCACTAGAGCATCTCATTCTTTCTACTTGTTCGGGGTCATCAAAGACTCCTTCAATTAGAACGTATGGAAGCTGTTCTGTATATACTTGGATTCTTCTGTTTAAGAAGGTAAAGTTCTTTAGAGTACCAGAGTACTTATCATGGCTTCTGTACTTTAACCAGCTTCTCTCTACCCATGTGAAGGCACCAGTACCATCAGGCATACCAACGAATTCGAATAGTAGTTTGTTGGCTGTGATAGGAGTAGGTACTTCATCAACTGTCTCCATAAGATAACAGTTCAGAGGGATACCGCATTCTGCTGCAGAACGTCTTACCATAGGTAAAGTCAGAGACTGCAAGAAGAACTTACGACGACCTGGATCTTTGTTGATAGCATCTTTAATAAGACGTGATCTCCATATCCTAGCTCTGTCTTTGATCATTTCTCTAAAGGGTATATCTAGCTGACGCTTAGCCCTTTCTGCAATCAATACAGCTATTTCATTCAAAGTCATACTCATGGAATCAAAGGTATACAAAAAAACCGGCCCTGTAAAGAGCCGGCTTCCTGTAAGGTTTTATTCTGCTTATGGTTGAGCATCAACACCTAGGATGATTCCTAACTGAGTGTTAGGGGATGTACCTGTAGAAGGTACTGCGATCACCTGGAACTTCTTGTGGAAGTGACGATCAACTGGGGTTGGTGATGCTTCTGACTGCCATGGAGCAAGTACATAAAGGTTGTATCCTAAACTTGCAGAAGCAAACTTAGTAGGCTCACCGTACTCTCCTGGTAATCCGAATGCTGGATAGTTAGTAGTAACACCATCGAAGATGATTCCTTCTGCTTCCAATCCTGCTACGTTGTCGTAAGTACCAACACCTTGTTTGTAAGGAGTAGTAGTTGCTACTGTAGCCTGCTCACCTAACTTCTGACGAAGTACTACTTTGAAGAAAGTACCAAAGTCTTTAGCAGTGATGACAATGTTATTACCAGATACAGCTGCTGTTGCAATCTGTGAGTAGTAGTTACCACCATCTTTTGGGTCATTGATCTTAGCTGCTAAACGAGCTGTTAAAGCTGCCTGTGTCTCACCTGCTTTCGCATACACTTCAAAGTTTGAAGTTGGGAAAGGCTGTTGTACCATAGTCTGGTCGATTAAAACCAACTCGTATACATCACCTTTAGTAACTACTGGACTGTTCGGTGTAGTGATTGTTACAGTACTAACCTGCTTCACAGCAGCTGAGTAAGCTGAACGAGTTACTACATTAGCTTCTAAGCGAATCACTGTAGTCTTGTGGATCAAAGCATCACGCTTCTGAGCAATGAAGATCTCTGTACCTGCTGGTGCATTCAATACTCCTGACAATGTTGCTTTGGTGTTAGCATTGAATACTCCGATTTCTCCTTCAACCGCATTCACTACGAATAGGTCATAGGTGGCATCATCAGTATAAGCTACAGCCTTTGCAACAATCACCTCTGCATTGAAGCCTTTTGTTGTTTTGAAGAAACGGTTTCTCATCTCTGTTGGGTTTTAGTTTATTATTAGATTACTTGATTCTGTTGTATCTTCAGTTGTGCGTTAGGTGCTTGTAAGTCAACCAGTAACAACTCAACTGTTATGTCGCATACTTCCTGCCAAAATTCTGCTGGTAGTTCACAAGACAATGATAGAGAGATTTCACGAGCCTTCCTAATGTAATCGATATAGATGGCCTTTACTGTGAAGTTTTCGTCATTAAACACCCGTAATCCTTCTGAGTTTAGAGTACTCAATGGAGACGAAGACTTGGTTCTGTAGTACGGTGTAAACTGTATTTCTCTAATCACAGCATGACTAGTAAGTCTATTTGGTACTAAAACTGGAATCGTTTGTTCTCCTTTACAGTCAATCACATCTGTTGCATCATTAAGAAGATAAGCATAGTCTGTTGGTATTGCTCCAGTACTATATTTTGGAGTACTAGTCAATGTCAACGAGACCATCTCTTTTGTCCAGATACGAAGAGCATCAGCATGCATCTGATCGATCTCATAAGCACCAGAGTTGTCTGCTTTTCTACGTAGCTTAGAATCCCTGAACTTCAGCTGAGCTTTGTTAAGAGCCCATATGATCTCCTGATCTAATAACTTACGTGTCTTAGCTGATCCTTGCTTTTGAAGTTGCTGTTGAACTTCGATGATCATGTCTGCTGTTGTCTGCATATCTGTTGTATAAAAGAAATGCCGGTGTTACCCGGCACTCTGTGTTATTTTCTCTTGGCCGATCTCTTCTGTACCTTAGCTGCCATCTTCTCCTGTAACAGAGTCTTCAGTGCAACCATCAGCTGTTCATTCTTCTGATCTTCGATCTCGAACAAAGCTTCTTCCTGACTGTTACCTAAGATTGCATCAGTCTCTGCTACGATGTAGCGAGGACCTACCCTCTTAAGTACTCCAGTAAGTACCATCTTCTCAAGTAACGACTTGTTCTCAAGCTTAGGATCTTCATACAGTGTTACGAAGTCATTCACTTTCTCAGTCTCTCTACTATTGATGATGTTGGTTAAGAAGTCCAACTTCTCCTGCTGATCTTCAAAGCCACGTGGATCTTCTCCAAGCATAGCCAAGAAGTTATCAAGCTTTTCTTTATCTTTCTTAAGTAGCAAGTAGTACTCCATCGCAGTATCACGAGCATCGATAAGATCCTGGTTCTTAGCTTTCAATCCTTCTGGATCAAAGATGTAGTACGAGATCAACTGGTTACCCATGGCCTCGTCTTTGTTATCAGCTACTTCCGGGTGTCCTAATGCATGGCGCCACCTGATGTAATCCATGATACTGATAGGAAGGTTGTCTTTAGATACTGGTTTATCGTTATCAACAGACAACCCAATCTCGAGCTTTAAGCCTTCTTTGTGTGGTATCTTGGTGTTGATCTCATCAAAGAACTCTTTAACCTTCTTACGGAAATCTTTATCTTCTGTGGACAAGTCAATCATCTCAGGCATCAGCAAGTTCTGCTCGGAGATAGATAAACCAGTACCAGTCTTCTTACTAGAAGTACTCTCCCAGTAACTGCCAATACTCTTGGTAGACTGTGCAAAGAAGTCATCTAGTCCTTTCTGAGCATCAGCCACAAAGCTACGTGCGCGAAAGATTGTTACCTGTTTACTGTTTGGATTCTTGTAACTCATTGTGTTTTCGTGTTTTGTTTCTGAAGCAAAGCTACTCATTGTCAGTCAATAGTACAAATAAAGAAAGCCCCAGATTTCTCTGAGGCTGTTCTTCGAACAAAGAAACACTAAACAGTCTCCTTGTGTGCACACGAAATGCGCTTATAGTCCTGCTACACACTGTAGATCAAAGCACTTGTTAGCGCGTAAGATCTGTATACCAGCGGACTTGAACCTTGTATACCCTGACTTATCCTGGTCTGTAGATAACAACTGTGCTGCATCCTGTGCAGATACGTTGAAACCTCCCATGATTTTCAGTGAACGAGGCATAGGTGTTAAACCTGCAACCACACCGTGTAAGAACGAACGTCCTGTCTGAGCAACACACTGGATGTTGGCCTGACCGTCATAGTCGTTGTCATCGATGAATACCATACGGTAAGACTCCAATGGAAGACCTGACTCTGGGTGAAGTGGTGACTTCAAGGCGATACGCCCCATATCGAAGATAGGGTTGTACTTCAACTTGATTGTGTACCCGTCAATCATATAGATTGTATCGAAGTACCCACCTAATGCAAGGTTACGGCCTGTGCCTGTAACGAACTTGTCTGCGATGTTACCTGCTCCTAGTGGACCTAAGATAGCAGCACCTTCCGCCATAATCATACGGTGGAACTCTCTACGACCACCGGTACCAGTCTGCAATGTGATGCTCATGTTGTTAGCATCTGCCTGACCGAATAACGCGTCACCTACTTTGTTGGTGAATGACTTGTAAGTCAATGTAGAGTATGTTGATTTGTTCTGGATCTGTTCTAAGATACCTGATCCACGAGGAATAACCTTACCAGTTAGTAAGTCCTTTAGAGGGATCTCACCGTTTACCTGACGGTTATAACGTGAGTACCAATAAGCGTGCTCACACTCGTTTAACCAACGCTTCTCGAACTGCCACATAAAGTAGTCCATCCACACATCAGTTTCGCCCTTCTCGGTACGAACCTTGATCTTCATTACCTTGTTGGCAGAGTTACCAGCCCATGAGAAACCAGCACGGATGAATCCCATCTGATTCTTGTATAGGCCAGGTACTGACATTTTGCTTTCAGTAGTACGAGACTCTGATTCAGCAACGTGTGCAGTTAAATCTACCCAAAGGGTTCCTGCTTCAAGCTCTGTCAAAGGACAGAAATCCTGAGGTCCTACAGCATCTAACTGTACTGTGTACTCAAAAGTACCATCACCCAAAGGCTTAGCATCTTCTAATACATATGCCTGAACACCACGAGAAGACTCGATAATGTAGAAGCGTTTGATCCAGTTGTCTGTGAAACGGATCTTGAATGAACTGTTACCTACTCCTGGCTTATCTCCACCAGAATAGATTGTGTCTGATACAACTGATGCCTTGTCGTCACGACCCATTACAGGATAAGTGAACTGTACGTCATCAACTTCTTTCGCGCTATTCATGTTTGGTGAGTAACCAATACCACCCACAGTCATTAAACTGATAGGGTAATTCTTAGTATAGTCACCTAGGATGTACGTCAGCTTCTTAGTCAACTCAGAGGGAGCCCCCTGGCGTTGGTGGTAGAAGTTGTTTTCATCCAACATCGATTTAGCGTCGTAAATGGTTTCTTGAACCTGATACTGTAATGATGCCATTGTATGTTTGTTGTTTTAGTTACGTATTAAATCTGGCCTAGAGTAAATCCTCCTGAGCCTCCGTCAGCACCTGCTTTCGGGTTTGGTTTGTTGTTACCTAGAGTAAGTCTTTGAGCCACAAGTGACTTAGCTTTTCTCTCTACCAGCTTCTTAAGATCTCCTTTAAGATGTCCGAACAATTCAGTTTGCAACTGCTCTGCAAGGTTCTCTTTGGTCAGAGGTTTTACTAAGAAGAACTTACCGTCTTCGAAGTGAACATGATCTTTAACAGCTTGTAAGAACTTAGGCTTCTCTGCATCTGGTACTACGAACTTTAAATTGGTTCCTTCAAGGATCTCTTTGTCGAGACTAGATGCAAACGAATCGATTGCTTCTTTCCTTAATTTGGTACTTTCTTCTAAAGTCTTTGAAGCGTCAGCTAATGCTTTATCTTCTGCAGCCTTAATCTTTGTATGCATAGCCTCCGCTTCTGCTGCGAGATCACCATCTTTAATGGCCATTTCTATCAGAGCTTTGACTTGTTTCTCAGGTAATCCCTGTTCGACTAAGCCCTGTCTGTAGACCTCTCTCTGCAAATCTACACTATCTTTCATTGCATCCAAATCAGGAAGTACTGTAGCACCCTTACCTAGGAAGTCAGCATCACTACCACCATTCTGTCTGTGCAGTAAATAGGCATAACCTCGTGGGTCTGTAGCTTTAAGATGAGCCTCAAACTTAGCTTCTGCTTTTGCTTCTAAAGCTTTATCACGGAAGTGAACTCCTTCAGGAGTAGTAGGGTCAACACCTTCAGGATACTCGAGAGTCTGATCGAAATCGTCTCCACGTAGCTTTGATACTACATCGAAGAATCCTTCACCATCTGCTCCTTCTTCACCTTCGGCTGCTGCTGCTGCCGCATCTGCTGCTTCCTGAGCCTCACGTGCTTCTTTCTCTGCTTCTGTTTCCGGAAGCTTCTGAGCTTTGTCAGCAGGATCATCAGGCTTGGCATTAGGATCAGGTTTACCATCTTCTCCAACTGGTTTAGCATCATCTGCTAAAGAGTCGAGTTTATGTACTCCGCCAATACCCTGCTGTTGCTGGGCTTTGCGTTCTAGTTCTTCTGCTGACAGTTCGAAGCCGGCATCTGTTCCTCCACCAATGTCATCAAGAGTAGCACCGGGAGTACCGCCTCCACCACTACCATCAACTTCAGGGGATCTGTAAAAAAATTGTCTGTTCATGTTCTGTTATTTTTGTCCTACTACTTTGTTCTTAAGAGCTGTTTTAGCTTTAAGCTTTTCTATTTCTAGTTTGTTCTTTCTGTCTGCTTCTGAGTTGGCTAAGTCCTGTTGCTTGTGCTTATCAGCCAGAGCTAGCTTCTGCTGCTCTAGGATAGCTCCACTTTGGATCTTAGACACCTCTATTTGGTTCTTAGCAATCTCTGCTGAATCTGGAATACCGTTATCATTGTTATCCCCATCATTAGTCTTACCTGCATCAAATAGCTTGTACTCACCCTTGATGTGTTCAAGTTCAGCTTTACGGTCGTATTCAGCTTGCATAAACACAGTGTCAAGTTGTTTCTCGTACTGCATGAACTTCTGCTTAGTTTCTTCTAACTGTTGATTTGCTTCTTGTTCATTCTGAGCCATAGACTGTGCAGCCTTGGCTTCCGCTTCTTCTATCTTATGTAGAATAGATCTCAACTTCGATACGTTGTTTGCAGAGACTACTTCTAATATGGTACTCGGTTTAGCATCAGGATTCTGAGCCAGTCTGTTGGTAGCATAAGCTTCCATCTTCTGTAGCTTAGTATTCTCTGTTGAGCTGTCTGTTACGAACAAGCCGAGCTCTGCATTAGCATAATCACTACCATCTATCTCAAGTAGTTCGTACTCAAACTCAGTCTGGTTGTAAAGCTTTCTAACTCCATCTACGTTGATGAACTTAGAGAGATCAAGCATACCCTGCAGTTCTTTCTGTACGAAGTCCTCAAAGCCCTTGAAGATCATATCTGTAATTACAGTACTCTGGAATAAGGCTTGTTCTCCGGAACCTACTGTATCTGATGCGTATGTCTGTCCTTTTCTCTGTCTGTTGATACCAAGGATATCATCCCACTCTTGTTTCAAGTGAGCTTGTAGTTCTATCAGTTGTTTGATAGACTCATAAAGAGTCATGTCTTCAACTTTGTATTGGTTGTAACTCTTATCTACTCCAATTTGGCTACGATCAAGTAGTGCGTATCCAAGTGACTCAGCGTAGTAGAAGAACTTCTCTTCATCCCATCCACCAGTTTTTGGTATTGCAGCCTTATCCATGAACATGATCTTACCCTTGCTCTTAGCTATGGTGAGCTCTAATGATCTGGTTACAATGATATAGAGGATCTGGAATGGTATTCCTATTTCTAGTACTGATATATTCTGGGAATGAGTATCAGAGTATCTCTTACCGTTTACTGGTAGCTTCAAGCTTGAGAAGTTGTTCATCTCATTTCTTTGATGTTCGAACTCTCCCATTTCTAAGTAGATACGACCAATATTTGAATCACCAATAACCCAGGTCTCATGACCTATGTTACCCCACATCACCTCTTCTGTCTCTCCTGCTGCTTTATCTATTATGTAATCCTCTCCTACCGTGTCAGTTAATGACTCACCAGTAAGTGGATCTTTGTATGTGATCTTACGAATCTTTTGCTTCCCTTTCCACATTACATGGTATACAGGAGTCTTACCACCAGAGGTAGTCTTATCGTTGTATACTCCGCTAAGATAAGAGAAGAACGCACCAGGGTTACCGAAGTACTGATCATTGTCAAGCTTCTTGTTGTCTTCCTCTTTGAGGGAATCATAGAACATGTCTACGATATCAGAGTTAGTCATCGGGTAGTAGATCACTGCCCACTCACCATCTTCGATTAACTCCTCTTCCTCTGACTTATCATAAGCAATGTTGAGAGGACTTATTCTACGGTATTCTAACTTACCTCGTCTGATCCCTTTGTAAGAATAAGCTTCACCAGCTATCAGCCAATCTTTGAACATCTTAGCTTGTATCCTACGAATGTCGTTCTCAACTAAGGCTCTGTTCAACCAGTTTTGGCCACGAATGGCCTGTTTGTCTTTGTAGCTAGCTTTATAAGCTGTTGCTACATCCTCCGGAGTCGGGAAGTTAGCTAGTAGTTGTTCTACCTGCTGCTGTCCCTCATCACTAGTCATATCTATTCCCTGCTCTTTAGCAGTCTGCATAGCTATCTGCATGAAGTGCTTTTGCAAGTTGTCATTGACAGCCTTGTTCATTCCATCCAGATAACTGTTGTAGCCATCATCTCCAAGGTTTGATACGTGGAAAGCAAATGGTCTACGCGGATACTCACCGGCAAGAAGATCTATGTTTGTTCTAAGGATTGTGGTTGGACGTATCTTGGTAGGGAAACTCTTGTGCTCAGCTTTCTTGGCACTAAGTGGATCTGTTACGTGCTTGAACCATTCCAATGGAAGCTTGTTGTTGTACACCTCATAAAGCTGTCTAATGTTTCTAGCATTAGGAGAAGCAGTACTAGTACCTTTCTCAAAGTTACTTGCAGCAATAAACCAGTCAGCAGTACCTTTATAGTACTCCTGTTTGTTGGCTTGTTTCTCTGCGTAAGATATTCTCTGTAAGGGCTTACCTTGCCTGTCTACTCGTTTCTCTTCCATTGTTATTTGCAAATCTACTTACTCTCTGTGTCAGTTACAAGTAGTACTAGTATGAAGATGTAACTCCCTCTTCTGGTGTAGCGTTAACATCAGCACCATATAGTACTCGGTTATTGAAGAAGCTGTCCTTATCATCTTCTATTACAATTTGTCTGTGGACGTTCTCTTTTAGCATATACATAGCTATGATAGCTGTAGATACCCTATCAAAGTTACCCTTATCATTGTACTTACGCATCTCTCTAAGCAGAGCTAAGTCATAGACTCTGTGGATATTGAGTACAGGTTGTCCATTCTCATCTGATCCTCTTTGCTGCATGTGCCAATCTTGGAAGTACTTGAGACCAAGTATCTTCTTCTCTGTGGCCATGTTCATGAAGTAGGTTCTGTTCTTACCGTTCTTACCAATCTCTTTGTTGTGTAGGAATTCTGGTTCGAACTCAATCTTATGAAGCTGCTTAGTCTTACGTGCATAATCTACTATACCCTGACCACCACCGGCGATCTCTGATTGCACTTGCGCGTTGTAGTAATCAGCTAGCTTGAAGATGATGTCATAAGCCTGATCAAGTAACAAAGGCCGACCTGCCCACCATGCTACAGGAAGTCCTTCATTAGCTGGGTCAAGTCTGTTGTACTGCTTCCACACTTGTACAGAGAACAGTGAAGTAGTACTCTCTGATTCTTCTTTGTAGTATGGATCGACTATTACCATGTACATTCCTGCTGGTACTTTCTGGTTAGGGCCAAGTACTGGCTTCTCTAGGATTGTGATAGCTCCTGCCAGATCATCTCCATTCTCATGTGGGAACTTGAGGATTGGTTTGGCATTAACGTTAGGTAAGAACTGTGGCCCAGTCTCCGTACGTATGATATCTCCTGCTCTTAAGAAACTCTGCAGAGCTCTGTTGCTTTCTACCTTACGAATCTGTGCATCTATCTCAGCAATGTTGAACCCGTTGTTGTTTAACCTCTGGAATGACTCCGATGGTTTTCTTGGGTACTCTGCTTTTCTTCTATCTAAAGCTTTAGGATCAGATGATTTCTTTTTCTTATCTCGTTCTTCGTCATCAGCCTTGACAGCTAAGTCATACAGTAGCCCACCATTGTCAGTCATGGCAAGCGGGTTCATACTTGTACAAGGTACAAAGTATCCACACTTGGTAGCTTCATAGCCTTCTTCCCAACGGTTAGAGAACTCTATCATATCCCATACTGCTGGGTTGTAGAAGATATCCTCAAGACCTTCAATAGATGGTCCCTCCTCACCACCAGTACCAAAGATAGACGCTTGACCTACGTAGATCTGAGATGCACCATCACGGAGAGAACCCAGTGAAATCTCTAGTGCCTGCTTTAAGTTTCTGAATGATCCAGATTCTTCAAAGGTGATCTTTCTACCACGCTTACCACGAGTCTTATTCGGGTCATTGACAATGATACCCATGATCGCAGACATATCCCCTTGGAGCTGTCCTTGTGTATCCACGAATGAAGCTTTGAACTCCATCTGCTTTAATGAGTTACCCTTCTGTCTGTTCTGCTTCCAGAATGGTATATGCTTGTTGATGAAGTCTAAGTTGTGCTCTACCTTGTCTAGGATAGCATCACCAACCAAGAAGTCTTCCCTTGAAGCGAAATAGTAGTTCTGTGAGCCAGGAATGAAGTTGTAGTTGTACACACCATCGCATGCTTCCAGATAAGAGAACCCAGCACCACGAGTCTTAGCACAACCAATGTGCTTACCACCCGGGCAATAGAGTCCTTCGAAAGTACCACCGTTCCAAGCTATGTGTTTATAGTTCCACCATTCCCAGTGAACCTCATAAAAGGAAGGAAAGTCCCAGTCCTTATCAGCAATAGGAGCACCACGTAGTTTACCATATTTCTGAAACTCCTTGGCCTGCTTACGCATTAGTGCTCTAGGTACTTGGTATACCTGAAAGAAGTTGAGCCAGAAGTACATACGTCCGGGAATCCACATACCACCAACCTCGAAACCGAGCATACAGCGTTGTTCCTGCAGTTCCCAGTATTCATAGTACTCCTTAGAACCACGGGGAGCTTTGGTGTAGTGTCCGTTGTTTCGTCTGAAATCGTTGGCAGCTTCAGAGAATAGTTCTGTGTTAACTAGATGATTGAATCCCATTAGTTAATCTCCTCCATTCTATTATCTATCTCATCTTGAGTATCAGCTTCTATCTGTGCTGACTTAACCTGACCCTCATTCCAAACCGGTCTCTTTCTTCTACCATCTTCTCTATCTCCCATATCAGCAGAACCACGTATACCAGTAGACTGCTTCAGTTCTTCCATAACCATAGCATCGAACTCCTTAACAGCTTGGTGTAACTGCTTAAGGTTCTTTACGTTAGTAATGTGCTTAGATACGTCATGTACTAACGCACCTTTCTTATCTCTGTCATCAAAGTTAATGCTGTCGAAGTGATTCTGTACTTTAACCAGAGAGTGCTTAGCTGATCGAAGCATAGGAAGACTAGGTACTGCTATCTCTAACATGTACTCATACTCATCTAAAGCATCAAGCATGATCTCACTGGAAGCTTCTTTGTCTGTGATCCCTGAGTACTCTAGTGCTTTCTTTCTGCGTTCGCCTTGTTTCAGTACTTCAGCATTCTCAATCGGAGTACGAGGGTCGAGCATGTGAAAGATAAAGGTGAACTGCTTTGTAGCCCACAACTTTTTATCCCCACGATAGTCTCCCTCAGAACCTTTATCGGCTCTTAGTATTGCATTGTACTGTGGTATTAGTTGTAGCCACTCTTTATTGAGTACTACTGTAAAGCCATCAGCTTCGTTAACGTCGAAGAGACGTAGTGATCCGTTAGCCATGTTCTTGTTCTGTATAAATGTTCTTCTCCTGTACCGGGAATCCTTTCCTAGCTTCTTTGTAGCTAATCAGCTTGAGCTTGGGTATGATCTTACCGAAATGAGGAAAGCTGACCCCTTCATAGAGACCAGCTTTAATCGTTTTGGCTGTGAAGCCAGTATAGAAGTTAATGATAGACAACACTTCTGATTTTTCGATTCCCATCAGTGTTGCTGTTTCCTGTGTTATAAGTTTATTAGCCTGTCGTGCTTTGCTCCTTATTGCCATATCCTATGTTGTTCTCAGGATTCGAGACAATGCCTAACGTAATACCGGCTCCTATTAGTTCGTATAGGATCTCACTGTATAGTGTTAACTTCCATTCTCCCTCATCCATAATCTGTCTCTTATGAGTGAAGTTGTAAACTTTGGCGATTAGTACTCGACCAACGCCATTTTCCCTAATCTCTACACGTACAGAGGCTTGGGCTACTGCACCTGTTCCATTAGGTTCATCAAAGATACGGTTGTTAAGGGTAAGAGCCAAGCTGATCTTGTTGTCAGGGTGCATTGTATTGTACTTGTTCTTGAACTTCTCGAGGTTCTTCTCGATAGCATCCTTGTAGATCTCAGCCAATGCAAGCTGAGTTAAGCTAAGACCCTGTCCTCTTTCTTGCTGTTGTTCCCAACGAGCTTTACGAGCTCCAGGTCTGCGTGCCTGTACACTACCTGCTACACTTGCAGCATCTTCTACTGTAGGCTGATCAGCAAACTTACCCTCACGTACTTCTTTGTGGTACTGTTTAAGCTGTCTCTCTTGTTCTTCTTCTGGTAGGTCTTCGTAAGAGAAGATTCCTTTTGTTCCTTCGTCACTCATATTATCTGCGTTTTCTGTTTTGTTTTCTGTAGTCCTCAAGTATTGCTATCACCTCATCTCTAAGGTATGGCAGCTTGTATATCTGCGGTTTGATATCCTCGAAAGGATTGTCTGGGTTCTGGTGTGGGTAGTGAGTAAACTGTAAGTCTCTTGGTACAAAGCCTTCACATTCAAGCATGTACATGTAGAAGCTAATCTGCAGTGCGTAGTGCCAGAAGTTACAGTCCATGATGTGAGCTACTGGGTACTTCATCATCTTAGGACCTTGAGTAGGATGTACCCAAGACTTGGTATAGATAGCTTTGTTGGTCTTGTGATCATCCAAGTCAGCATATCTCGTATGACCTATGGTCTCTAAGAAAGCTTTATCACCAGTACCAGCAAGACGGTAACCTGCATGCCATAAACGGAGTTCAGGATAAAGCCCATCAGGTAAATCATAGACACTCTGAACCATTCTCATCTGCAAGCCAGGGTTCTGTACTTCTACAGGCTTACCACGGTTCATATCTACACCACGACCTAGAAGCAAATCCTCTTGTTCTTCGTGGAAGAGTGTACCTCTATCACATGCCTCGTTCTTGGTATGTTCCCACTTCTGTTGCCAGTACTCTGGAGTCTGTCCGTTCTTTTCAGCATAGCGTTTAGAAACAGCAACTGTATCAAACGGCTGTTTGTATAACCCAATCAGCTGTGTTACGCTGATATAAGTATTCCCATCTGCATCTGTGTATTTGTGTAGTACTTCGTCAAAGTTAATCATCAGTCTTCCTTTCCTTTCTCTTGTACTGCCAAAGCCATAGCCATTGCTTGCACTGCATCTTGCTTGAGTACTCTTGAACCAGCTCGTCTTGTCTTCATCACTATCATCTCTTTCTTTTCTGTATCTTCTTCAAGTGACTCTGCTATCATCTGATTCAAAGCAGCTTTCATCTTCTCTCCTGTCCACATCTGATACTCTGGAGGATTTCTTTTGATCTGTTCCATGATTCCATTACCTGTTGGTATAGGTCTTGGTTCGTCAAAGAAAGGGTTATGCATGAACTTTACATTGAACTCACCTATCTGCTGTTCTATATATGTTGGTTTATGCTCCTGATACTCAGCAGGTAGTAGTCCTCTATCCTTTGCTTCTTGTGTTGTCATGCTGTTATTTTATAAGTTGTACTGTGAGTGTCTTGGTGTTGGCGTGGAAGTTTACCCTGTGCTCAGTCTTCAGTCTTCGCTCTATTGCTCTTACCAGATTCTTGTGAGCCTCTGGATGATCGTAGTGATCTCTTACTTCTACCTTACCATCTCTGAATAGTACTTGTATGGCCTCATCTACTAACCTTGTAGTCTGGCCTGTCATTCTGTTTTCTTCCATTACTTATATTCCTGTTAAATAATCCTCTGTTAGCTTCATCATTACGTAACCACTCATATCTTCTATGGATACACAACCTATTTTGGTTATCACTAGCATCTGCTTGTTGAACTTATTACGGTATACAAACTTGGTTACGTCCTCGTCTATACTGTACTTGATGTAATAACCAGCTTCTTTATCCTGCTGTTTTGCCCCTTTGATAGCTTGTGATAATCGTTCTCTGTTTGTCATTACTTCTCTATTTGTGCTGTGAATGTGAGCTTACTCTTCTGTTTAAGCAGGGCAGCTCTGTGATTAGTATCTCCTTTCCAGAAGATTCGAGCATTGATCTCATATGTACCTCTTTCTCCGGTGATTAACTCAAGCTTCTTAAGTCTAGCACAGGAGTTACTCATAGTCTGAGGGGTTATACTCAACTGGTCCATGATCTCCTTACGGATGTTTGAGGTCATCAGGACTTTACCAGTGTTGTACTCAGCTCTTTCACACATCTTGGCTAGTACTTTGACGTCAGTAAGGTTCTCAATAGCGAATATACCTTGCATAGCTCCAATAAAGGTCATGTAGAAAGTCTCTGCAGAGGTAGCAATAGAGAACTTCTTCGTAGTCTCTGTTACTGTGATCTCTCCAGTCCCTCTATCTGTGTGCTCTGTCTGCTGTACAGACTGTAAAACCTTCTTACCCATTAGAAATCGAAGCCTGTTACTCCCCTCCAGTATTTATATCCTTGATTCTCACTTGGTTCTGTTGCTGCCTCTTGGTAGTCTGTTCTCTCATAGACCTTACCATCTTCTAACCAAAGCATTCCTCTATCGTGAGTCATGATGAAGTGGCCTAATCTAGTAGGAGTTGGTTCTGTATACGGTACTCCAAACTTCTCGTGTGCTTGTTTTCTAAGCTCTTCTGTGATTTCTACACCATAGAATATTCTTTGCCAGTATAGATACTCATTCATAGCCATCCATTTCTGTTGGAAGAGCCATTCCTCTGCGTTTATCCAGTACTGTTTGTCATCTATACTGACTGACATTACTTGTTTATCTGTACTACTCATGCTTCATATCGTATATAACAAACTCTCTTACTCTCTTAGCAAGCTCTACTGAATCTTCTCCGAAGAACATGTACACATCTTGGGGTAGATATCCTTCCTCGCTACAGGCTATTAGCTGCTGTCTGTTGAGCTCAAACACAAAGGGACGTATAAGTACCCCAATCAGGTTAGATTTGCTGTAGAAGAAGCGTTCTGCAAGGAACTTTCCCTCTGTCCAGTCTGTGACCTTCTCGACTGTCTGTGCTAGTAGTGCTTTCTCCATAGTTTGATGCCAAATATGTATTGTGTGTACCCTAATATTCGTCCGGAATAGATCCAACCGCCCTCTACTGGCTTTGGTATAGTGTCTATTAAGAACTCGTGTTCTCTGTATATGCCTAACCTTCTTAATAATCTCATAAAGTCTCTGTTTGACACTGCAATATTACAAACAAATTGTAAGAATTACAAATCAAATTGTAAATAGTTATCACAGTGGTGTACTTCTTTCGCCTGTAGGTATAACTTTATACGTCTGTAGGTATAACTTTTGTTTGCTGTAATCGAGCTTGGGGCTGTCAGGAGAGCTGTTTTCTGCTATCTCTCTATCTTATCTGTTCTAGGTAAGGTATATCAAAGTAGATGTTCTCTTTGTTCTGGCCGAAAGTCCGGCAGGCTGGCTTTTCGGGAGAAGCTCGTCAAAGCTGGTTCATAGTACTCAGTAAAGTGGGACTCAGGTGTGCTGTTCGAGGAGTTGGGCTGTATGGGTTGGGTTCTCTGCTAATTTTTTTTTTAGTTTTTTGAGAGTGTGGATATCTGTGGTAGGAGAGACCACCTCATGGCCCCCACCCCTACTAAGTTTTGCGGTGCGTGGTGCCCCGTCCCCTTGTCAGGGAGATAAGACAAACAAAGACAGTATGAAAGTTTCAGCAGAATTCGCAACAGCACAACTAACAAGAGCAAGACAGATCCTAAGCTCACGTAAATTGATCACAAGCTCAGAGCTAGGTCAGGTTGTAACAGTAGCCATCCAAGGCAATGGTAACATGCTTAACAGCAGACCAGCTATGATCTACAACACCAATGCTACCACTACAGACAGACTGTTGGCAGCTAAAGCGTTGTTAGGTACAGCCTCGTTCATGGCAGCTATTGAAGATGCAGATGAGCAAGGTGTTCAGGACTACGTTAACAGTGTTCTTAACGATGCACAGTTGAGCTTTACAGTACCATTGACTAGCAGTCAGACATTCCAGAACAGGGATCTTGTGACTGCATTGGTTGAAGAGTACAGCCGTAAAGCAACTGATGAGAACCCAACTCCCGGTAAAGGTGTAGGTTTGAACAACGTTAAACCAGTCAAAGCAACAGCTATCGGCAACGCAGCAAGCTTGCTTGGTAACTGGGATGAAGATGAGGATGCTACTATCACAGATGGTACAGACTCAGCAGCAGCTCCAACAGCAGAAGCAGATCCATTTGCAGACAGCAACGTTGATCCTGCAACAGTTCCAGACGCAGCGGCAACTCCAGCTCCTTAGAAGAGCACAACTCAGTACATGAGCTAAGACATTGCTCAGTACTACAATTCAAAGCATGAAGCAGAGCCAACCCAAGTGGTTGGTTCTCTTCTTTACAACACGGCTCGCATCAAGAACGCTCTAAGTATGAGCTCTATCTTCGCAACTGGAGGTCTCAAGCACGACTCAAGAGTGAGAAGGTGAGAGATCTGGCTCGGGAAGGAGTGAATCAGGAGATCAAATAGATCCCATATCTCACATCTAAGCTCGCATCAACAACGCAAGCACAACAGACATGGGAGCTGTAAGGTAAACCAGCAGTGAGAGACAACAGAGCTCACCTAGAACAACAACACAATGAGCTCTATCAGCTCACACTAAAGCACCACTAACTAACAACTAATTCACAGAACATTTACACATAGAGCACACACGCTCACAACTTCATTGGCATGAAAAAAATCTATATCAGACAATCCTCTCTTACAGAAGATGACGGATTCAACAACACACAGTACACATTCTACGTACAGTTCAAAGGAGAGGGAGCTTATGCTTACACAATCAAGGCAACAGCTGATGGCTTCGGTCATACAACTGAGCTGTGGGAACAGGCAGGGTACGAGATAGTATACAAAAAAGACTAAGTATTCACAACTAACAACTAAGGAGGACTAACCATGGAACAATGGGACATTAAAGACAGACTAAACAGTATGTCAGCTGACACAGTACTTGATATTGCAACAGAACCAGAGCCAGGTGAAACATACTTAGCTCTTATGGCTCTACCTCAGATGGAAGCTGTAAAGCTATTACTGGGTAGATTAGCTATTGAGAGGTCTAAAGTAGAAAACCTGCTTCATGAGCGTAACCACAAACCACAAAGAGGCTAGCCATGGGAGAGATCGTACCATTACTAACTGAGGCTAAGTGCATTCAGTTGGTACAAAGATGTGATACCTTGGTCGCATTGAACTTATTACAAGTATACTTTGAAGTTAAGAAGGTAGACATGAGCATAGATATGATGTTTGCTGTTCTTGAGCATGAAAGTAGATTAGAGTTAAAAGGAGGATAGGCTATGATAACAAAAGAAGAAGCAGCAAGGTTAAAGGCTTTGCTGCCATCATCATGGGCAGTAGTTGATGATGGTTCACAGTTGTTTAGAGATACTGTTTGTGGTTACTTGAACACATTCAAAAATCTCTATGCTACCAGAGCAACAAGTGAATACATAGACCACTACTACGGGATTAATGGTATTGGTACCAGCTACTCTCGTATAGATATACCTGAAGGGGCTACATTACTGACGCTACAACTATTCACAAAGCTCTTTAATGAGGCATTGAACTACAGCCATAAGCCTACACCAACTCCACAGAGAGGTAAGATCACCATGGAACAAGCTGTACGCCTTAGAGGAATGCTAGATAATGATCATACTCCTATTCAAGTAGAAGATGATGGCAGTAAGCTGTTTAGAGAGACAGTAGTAGACTACATGATTAAGCTGAGAAGTGGAGGTATAAGTCCTACTAGAAATGGTACTAGCAGTGCTTGGTATTCTATAACTACTTCAGGTCAAGTAAATAAGATGGCTTTTAGTTCTTATACTGATGCTAAAACATTCACACTTAGTGAGTTCGTAAAGCTGTATGATCAAGTAATAAGCAACACAACAACAGATAATAATTCACAAACTAAAACACAAGAAAGTGGGAGTAACAAAACAAAAGGCCAAATCGCTGAAATACAGCGAATTACTGGCACAGTCACAACTGGACAAAGACCAACAGGAACAACAGTATCAGGTAGAGGATGCAAAACAGCAGTTGAGGTCGGACATCTTAGCAACAGAGCGTGCTCTGTCTAGTGCTAAGAGAGCTTACGGAGACACTGTGATCGCAGTACCATTCAACAGTGCTAACATCATAGCAGCAGCTGTGAAGATTGAGTCATTAGAAGATGGCTTACAAAGACTACAGACACTCGATAACGAGTTGTTTGGATAAGATTAAACTTCCTGCTTGAATGCAGACAGTAGTAAGGTGAAGACACACGGGCAAGACTCAAAACGTAATTACTATAAGCTAGATCCAATAGCTGTTGTCTGATGGTCGAGATACTGATGCTGGGGCTAGCAGTGGTGAATGTGGTTCGAATCCACACCAGCTATCACAGTTTCCTTGGAAGCGGGACAGGAAGTTTAACAACAAGAATGAGAGGGGTTCTCCAATGGCTCCTCTCTTCTTATATTCTACAGTACTATGTATTAATGTACCACAACTCACTTCCCAAGGATGAGCAGCATAAGCTGAGTACAGAGGGGTACAAATAACTAATTCACAACTAATTGAGAAATCATGGCAAGAACACCAAAAACACTAAAAACGATCCTGAAAGCAGTATTTATCTCTAAGCTAGCAGGTATCAGGAGTATTATTGAGCGCAATAAAGCGTTCCATGCTCTGTCTGATGAAGACAAACGTAAAGAGATAGCATTTGATGCTTTGAATCTACTAGTGACTAGTGGCATTGTAGCTGCAGAATCAATCTATTGGGGAGACAAAATAACAGAACATCTTGACCCAGAAAATGAGGCTATAGAATTAGAAAGTAAAAAACTACAAAAAGAACTGCTTAAAGTTGGTAAAGATCTGACTGAGTGTGCTGTATGTGCTAGAGGAGCAGTAATGCTTAGTACTGTAAGATTAGGTAACTGCTTGAGTCTTCAGGACACCAACTACGGATCAGGTAAAAGAGGTAAGATACAAGGATTCGATTGGAGTATTATGGAAGCAATGGAATCTGAGTTTGAAACAGGCCATATAGCTGAAACACACGTTGATAACAGTGATGCTAAGCTCGGTAACATACTGCTTAACGTAATTGTTAACGGTGACTTCAAGCCATCAGACTTGACTGATTATGTTGCTCAATTCAAACTGAAGTTGAATGAATCCCCAAGCCAGACCAATAACTAATGAAAACGATCTACAAATCTGTGCTCACTGGTATCAAGGATATCAAGGCACGCAACGAGGCATTCAAAGACCTCACAAATGAGGCAAAACGCAAGGAGATAGCCTATGATAGTCTTCTACTACTAACAGCTGGTACTATCAAAGCTGCTAGAGGTAGTTACTGGGACGGTAATCTTCATGAGCTAGCAAGAGAAGCTGGAAGAACCAAGGAAAAACTACAATGCACTTTGATTGACATTAAAAAGTCTGACGATTGTTCTGTTTGTGCTCGTGGGGCTATGATGTTATCAGCTATTAGGATTGGTAACAATACTACCTATAATGGACGTAACGGTGGAGAGGTTGCAAGTGGTTCTGAAGATACCTTAAAAGGTAAGGGTTTCGAATTCGATAACTTCCTAGACATGGAAAAAGAATACGAGACAAGCCAGTTCAAACATCCTTACAATGCTAGAGGTAAGAAGAAGCTGGCTAACATCTGCTGTAACGTCATCATGAATGGTGAATTCAATACTACAGACAAAACTGATTACCTAACTGAGTACGAAATCAAAGTATAGTGGGACAACAACCAAAAACAGTGGAACAGAGGCTCCAGGAGCTTCCGGAACCACAAAGAACGCAAGCACTCACTAATGCTCCAATGTCCAATAAGGTAGCAATACCTGATGAAGATGAAGAGTTGAGCAGCGTGCTACAAGGGGCATTCAACTGGGACAAAACACCAGAAGGTTTTAAGTACTGGGCGAATGTATTTGACAACTTAATTGTAGAGGAGAGACAAAGCCATGAATAAGCAGTGGTACATTGACAACGTCAACAACACAGAGGACACAGAGTTCATTCAGACTCTAATGGTTACAGCTAGAGGTGATGAAGATGTCACAGCTCTTGATTGTGCTTACATCACCAAGAATGCTGCTACTAAAATAGATCAGCTCAATGGTAATGAGGAGAAGTCTAAACGTATGGGTCTAGCAACAATGCACATAGCTCTTGAAGAGGCAACAACTCAAGAGGAGTTCACAGCTGCTATTGATACTTTCAAGCTCTGGATTTATGATTCCCTTACTGCTGGTAACTTTCATGATCTCGATACTTTGAAGATAGGAGCTCAGTTATCTGCGCTTATGGGTAAGCAGAAAGGCTTCGATAGCAAAGGGAGTTCATTCCGTGACATAAAGTTGTAGACTATGAAGAGGACAAGGTATAAGGTCATTGAGAACACTTTCGCAGCATCATTCGCTAATGAGCTTGAGTCATTTTGTAATCAACCCAGAATTGAAGTACTTGCTATCCAGTACTCTGCGTCTGCTACACCTTATGGTAGTTCTAATTCCTCTATTAATAAGTTCTTTACGGCACTCATTGAGTACACAGACAAGTAGAGTATGAAACAGCAACTAAAGTACAAAGTATTAAGGAATACAAACCACGAGGAATTCGAGAAGAACCTAGCGGAGTCAGTGAATCGTGAGGACTTGGTTGTCTTGGGTATACAATACTCAGTAGTAGTTATGCCTAACGGTAAGATCATGAACTGTGCTCTAGTTGAGTATTACCTTTTACCTAAACCACAAGCAGATGAAGAAGCCAAAGTACAAGGTGATTAAAGAGAGCCAAGCATACGATTTTGAGTCCTCATTAAACAGTTTTATCGATAAACATGAGACGATGGCTATACAGTGCTTTGTTAAAGGAGACTACTACATAGCCATCGTTGAGTATATACCACAAGAAAATGCAAAAACTTAAGTACAAAGTAATCGCGGCTAGTACTCTGGAGACATTTGAAAATGGTCTGAATAGTTTCATTGAGAACAATGAGGTGTCTGCGATACAGTACTCGATTCACAACGGCAATTACACAGCTCTGCTTGAGTATAAGCCAGTAATGCCTTCAGATAAGACACATCAAAAGGATTATAACCCATTCTTCTGGTACCCACAACCTAAAAAGTATTAGACATGAGATTACCCAGATTTGCAGTAAAGAAGTCTCGAATAGCTGCTATCAGGGAGTTGATAGAGCTAATTGAGCATGATGACGTAGCTAAGGAGTTCCAGAACAGGCTGAGCTTAATTGAGACCAGGGAAGAGAAGTTTGAACGTGCTCGTATTGCTATCAAAAGTGCTGAAAGGTTAAGTGAGCTTAGAACAGAGCAGTTAGACGAACTGAAAACTGCTTGGTTTAACATGACTAAAGCTACAGCTGAGATGTATCAAAGTGCTAAAGAGCACAATGAGAACCTCAAGAAAATGGCTAAGCACGATTATGATCAAATCATCAACAAAGCAAAAGCAGAAGCTGCTGAATTAGTAAAAGTGGCTAGTGATTCAGCTTATCGTATACAAGGTGAAGCTAGGGAGATCAAGCGTAAAGCAGAAGAACAGGCTATCGTGATCAAACAGAACGCAACAGCTGATGCTTTGGTGATCAGAGACCAGGCCAAGTACACACAGTATCGCGAAGTACTTGAAAGAGCAATACAAGATGGGTACTGGAAAGGCATGATGGGAGTACCATTACATTTGAGTGTAATTGAGATCAATCCCTATGCTAGTGAAGTTTTCATTGACAATCAAGGACAGAAGCTTTATGATCTGTCTCTTATTGGACCAGGTGGTAAGCGTATGTTCACAGTTAGATCATTCTACATCGAACACGGATGTAAGATACTCCTTGATTCGGTACTTCAAATGGGAGTAGGAACTCGTATTGAGCAGATTGAACAGGGTATTTCAGGTGACTGGACTATCATGGATGATCACAAACCAGAATATGTTGAACCTAAGCCTGTTAGCAGACTAGGACACATGGGTATGCAAGTACGACACCCAAACAGCTTTATGAGTCACCACTCAGTGGATGAGCTCAGGAGAAATAATGGTCTACCAGATAGTATGTTCGACAGACTTTAACAATTAACAATTAACAACCGGCAAGGATGAAGAATTTAAAGGGAGGAGTCCTACTCATTGCACTTGTAGCTCTATTGAGTTCGTGCACAACGAAGTCTCAACCGTTCACACGGGAGGTATTTTTAAGAAAGATAGACTCTGTTGAGACTGTCTTAACTAACAAATTTGACTCAATAGAACGTCATGCATTGATTGACTCTGTCAAGCTTCGTAAAGAAGTAGATGGGCCAGCTAATGAGTGGCAGCTATGGAGATCTGACAGTTTGCTTACTGTGTTAAAACAGCATGTAAAAGAACAAAAGGTTATACTAGCTGATCTACAGTCTTGGCGTCGTGTCAGGGCTGAAGTAGAAGCAACTAAAAATTAGAAGGGAGAAGATTACAATGACAGAACAGGAATTGAGTACTAGCATAGACAATGCTACTACTGTAGATCAGATTGATCAGGCTATTATAAGTGCTACTGATGGAGAAGGAATCAGCAGCTCCTTATCTCTAACCAGCTTCGTAAGACAGGCTATCAGAGCAGCAGAGAAACGTGAAGCTATTGGTGGTTGTAAAATTGAAGCTCAGAAAGCTATCTTTTACAACAGAGCTACCAACATCATGAATGCTCGCACTAATGAAGAGTTGTCGCAGAACTTAGGAGCTGCAGCAGCTGATGGTAACATCACTATTGTTGATATGCACTACTTATCATCACTTGCTAACGAGAGACAAGAACAGGAGGGCTGGTAATGAATAGTAAAGAAAAGCTATTAGATAGTATTAAACAAGCAGAGACTGTTGGAGCCTTGTTCGTATTAATGAGCGTAGCAGAAAGAACTGATATGAAGTTTATTGAGCATGTCGAAGTTGGTAGAGCTATTATTAACCGTGCACCAGAGATCGGATTACCTCCGTTCCCTCACGATCAGCATACACGGTTCATGCACAATGTTCTTGATGCTGACAGTGAAAGCATGCTCGAAGAGATAGTAAAAGCTGCTAAAGCTTCTGATCTTCATCCAGGTGAATTACAGGAAGTACTTAATCTAGTACTCGAAAAGAAAGGAGAACTAACAAATGGCAACTAAAGCCGAATACATGGAGAGCGTAGCTAAAGTAGATACGTCTCTTGGAATGCTGCTTATCATTATGGCAGTATACAAAGACAAGAGCCTGAAAAAGCTTGAAGCAGCTGAGGTAGCTTATGAAATCAGAAAGCAAGGTGAGAAACGTATGGGCGTAGAAGCCCAAGATGCTAATCTACCTCACATTAGGTTCATTGATGGTATCGTTGAAGCTACTACTCAAGAAGATCTTGATACTGTTGAAGCTGAATTAAGAGCACGTCCTAACTTCACAGAAGAGAAGAACGAAGCTAACCTGGCACTTGTTAAAGAGAAGAGGGAGGCGTTGGCAAATGGCTAGAGTAGAAGATTACATCAGAGAGATACAGAACTCTTACAAAATAGACCAAGTTATACACTGGCATCAACTATCTCAAAGTGACGAAGAACTAAGTGTGGAAGATGATGATGAACTTGACTCTATTGCTAACGCAGCTATTGAGCGCATCAAAGTCAAAGGCAGACTCAACGAGGAGACCAGTGCTGGTAGTACCAGTGGTAAAGCTCATCCGGTAACAACTGACGTAGCCTATCCAGTTCCTGTTGAGGAGAAGAAAGGTGAACCTCGTGTTGAGAGTGAGCTATTTCTGGATTACAGGAAATCACTAGGTGAAGCTAAAACAGAAAAAGAAGTAGACGTAATCATGGATGGCGTTTTCGATGAGCCAATATCAAAGTTGAACCAAATCGATCGTATGTGGCTTCGTAAAGATAGACAGCAAGCACTTAATAGAGTAGAAGGTAAAATCAAGCCTTATAATCCATTTGTAAGGGCTGGTCTTGACCTTATGGCTGTACAAGATCGAGTTGATTTGGTCAACTTTACTGAGGATAACATCAAAGGTAACAAAAGAGATCTAAACTCTGGTCAGAGAGAAGTTCTTCGTCAAGTAGCTGAAGAGATCAAGGTCATAGAAGGCTGGGATTAAGAATAAGAGCAAAGTCCTGAGGCTCGAAGTGAGGGACAGTAACAATTAACAACTACAAAGTGAAAGCAATTAGCAACATTTTAGAACACGGTTCTACCTTAGAGATCATAGCTCTAGCAGCTTTCGTTTGTGCCTGTTTAGCAGGTATACCAGCGATAATCATTGCAGTGTGGAAGACAGCAGGAGGTCATGATGACTAGATTCGGAACGAATACGAACAACGATGTGTTGCTATTACTACTCATTGTAGTTTTAGTTGTATCATACGTCTGTATAGGACGAAATTAGGAATTATGAAACTAAAATCATATGACCCGAACACTAAAACACAATTGTTCGGTGTCGAGGCTGAGAGAACCAAAGAGTTACTTAACGCAAGTATAGATCAGTTAAAGATAGATTTCCCAAAAAGCTACTCTACTGCTGACTTTGCTGGTGTTATAGTAGGTCAGTGCAAGAACATCAACGAGGTGGCTGCTTGCTTAACTTATCTGCCAAAAGCAATAAGAGATATGCAAATCAAGAAGCTTGAAGAGATGGGCAACGAAGCTGTAGAGTCAGCACGTAAAGTTACTGATGAGGTAACTGCTGGTGTTGATAAAGCTATGGACATCTTGTGCTCTGCATTGAGTGCTTGGGCTAAACAACCTTCAGAAAAGGAAAAGCCAACATCAGATGCCGCACCGGTAGATGGTAAAGGTGAGTAAACCAAAGTCCTCCCAGCAATGGGAGGCAACCGCCTAGATAACTAGGGAAACAGCAACAGGCGTTAAATCGTGCGGGAATAGCTGGAATTAAGTACTAAACAATTAACAACAATCAAAATGGCAAGAACAAAATTAACAGTAGTAGTAGATGAGGTAAGACCTCTAGCAGGCTACAGAATGACTTTAGGTGATATCGTAATGGGTATGAGTATAACCTCAACGGGAGAAGTAAGGGAAGTAAAGTACGAAAGTGGAATTGATAACTTTGAGTTACGTGCTGAGTTCGGCAGTAAAAATTGGAACGCTATTATTCGTATGGACGATGAAGCTTTTGATAAGTACATCCAGACAGAAACTGCTGTACGTAGGTTCGTACGCAAAGTAAACAAGTTTCAGTAGTGGATATTACTGAGTACTTAGATCGAATCGCTAAGAGTGAGGACATCCCAGAGATCCTCAAGATAGCTGATGAGGCTATTGAGGATGAAGAGCTCATTGTCGAAGGTAAGATGCTGGTATTCAGTAGAGCAATCAGCAGGTCCAATGTATTACAGGGTAACTCATGCCCACTAAGAACAAACGCAGGATGAGAAGAGCAACATTTAGCTATCATTTAGAGCAAGACGAAAAGGTAGGTTGTATCGTAGACCTTAATGGTATGACATCAGTCACCAACGACATTGAGAATGTTATAGAAGACATCTCAGACAAAGAGAATATCAACCCATCAGAGTGGAACTGGATCTACCAAGACTCAGACAACATGTGGGATGGGTTTGATCCAAGTACTGGTTCATTCATCATAATGCAGATGAGACGCAGAGAAGATGCTATGAGAGAGATCTTAGAGTACCGTAAGCAAAGCCAGATTGGTGGATGCTGTGGAGGAGGATGTCACTGTGGCTAGTCAAACATTAGTAACCATGTTCTCTATCGGAGATAGGGTGTGGTGTATGTTCAGTAACAAAGCTCATGATGGTATCGTTACTGGTATCATTGTAACAGTACTACCGGACAAAGAACCTATGGTACTCTACACAACAAGTACCTTACCAAGCAAGTTGCTTGAAAGTTCCCTGTATGAGAGTAAAGAAGCACTACTAGCTTCTCTTTAAGTTATGAAGCCGTCGTCTAAAGGGACTAGGACGTACGTACACAATGCGTGAGATTGAGGTTCGATCCCTCACCGCTTTACACAAAACCTTGCCAATGGTTGAAGTAAGTAGGTATCCCCAGGTTTGTTGATATATCCTGGGGTACTTTACTTTACTATGGCACAACGTATTAACTAACAGATTTTTAAAACAAAACACAATTCAATCATGGCAAAACCATTTCTAATTATGCATCGTACCGGCTTCTTTAAGCCTGGGATGGTTACAGACAATCAGTGCAGCAAGTGTGGACAAGAAGAGTACCACTATCGCTTAATCATGGCATTCGACAACACAGTCACGCTTAATGACATGCAGTTCATCTTTGATAGCATGGAGTTAACAGACAGAGTATGTGCCCTTGATCCAGTAGGATCTTGTGAAGAGATGCACTATCAATTAGCTGAGTGTATCAAGAACTACTTCGAAGAGAAGCAAATTCCTGTTCTTGTTTACAAGTTCAGTATCGTAACAAAGGTTGAAGCAGCTCTAAACAGAGCTTGGTTCGATCATGTGAGCTTACCATTGCCCCCTAACGATGTAGATCCACAAGACAGGAAGTTTGCGTTAGCAATGGCACTATCACCACACTGTATCTAGTATGAACAGTGTAGCATGGAAAAGAGAGCAAACCGCTGGTGCTCAGTACTTAGTAAAGACATTCGAGATTGACTCTTTTGAGCAACTACACACATTCTTACAAAGGATCAGTACCACCGGCACTGCTTTAGGGCATGACCCAGACGTAGCTAACAACACAGTTACGCCACGTAAAGCAGGATCAGTTCAGCTTAGATACACTACCAATGACAAAGGTAAGGTAGTAACAGAACTAGATCACCTGATGGCTGCTGTCACAGACAGAGTCTATCAGTTAGTAACAAGTAATTAAGTACACACAACTAAAACAAAATCACGATGAGTGGATTTAAAGTAACAGAACTACCAGAAGGGCAGTTAGACGCGACATTACCTCAAGTATTAGGTATCGAAGACAGTAGAGCAGATGAACTCTGTGACGCTTTAGCAGAGAAGGCTGGGGACAATATGGCTGTAGGTGTAAACAGTATTCACCTTATTACCGAAGACGAGAACGAGAGAGCATTCTTGTACGTCTTTATTGGTACTATGGTAGGAGCAGCTAGCGGCCCTATAAGGGAAGAAGTGAATCCAGTTGATAACCATACAGGAGGATAATCATGGGAGTATTAGATGACTTACGCAACACACCTCTAAAAGGTAAACGCATTTGTAAGACTCTGGTTCACCCATTCACACCTACTGGTATCTTCCCAAACAGAAGAGAACGTAGAGTTGCGATATTCGTAAGAGACAGAATCAACAACCGTAAACGCACCAAAGCCCGTGCTGCTACCTATCAGGAGGTCTTAGTACCACTAGAAGGTCCGTATCAGAAGCTGTCCTTGAAAGAGATGAGAGAGAAAGGTATTCGTGTGTGGAAGAAATTTGTAGATGCTGTAACAGGTAAATACAGAACTACCACCATACGCCATCTGCCTTATTCTGCTCTAAAGGGTGGCTAACTACGAACCAAAGGGTAGTGTTAAAGAAGGAGTTCCTCTAAAGTATACCGGTTCAGCAATGACTGGTATACACATGGGAACTGGTTCTACACTATCAATGGAAGATGTACGGGCTAAATGGGAAAAGAAAGAAAGAGTTAAAGCAGCTAAAATCAGAGCTGGAAAAGTATCAGGAGTTGTACGTAGTACCAAGACATTAGAGAAACAGAGGCTGGCATACCTCAGGTATCTTGAACTCTTGGTACTGTATGCTCCGAATTCACGTAAGACTGTAGCTAAAACTGCAGAGGAGCTTGGATTCAACGTAGCCTTTGTAGAAAGGGCAATAGTAGCAGGATTAAAGAACAAATGGCACAAGGAGGTGCCCTGAAATGATTACAGATTTAAAACACATCCTCGGTGTCACAGAGAACCTAAAGGAAGATTACAAAGAAGCTGGACTTACAATTAACGTTGAAGAGTTCGAAAGTAAAATACAAGGCATAGGTCAGCCTATCATTAACAGGATCAAAGATGAGGTTGTTAAACAATGTACAGCATCGTACTACAACTCCAGAGAACACGGTAAGAAAGACGCGATGCTTTCAATCCCTGGTATTCAAGCAGAAGACCGCAAACAATTCTTGGATCTTATAACTGAGTACTTCATTACACCATTTCCGGGTAACGAAGCTGCTTTAGTATTCGCTGGTCACCAGTATGGTCATGTGCTGTTGGATATCAACATGTTCATCAACAGAATGATTGAGCAAGTTGCTGAATACACGTTAGAGAAACTCGCTGAGGAGAACGGTGATGCTGTTAGCACTGTCATAGGTGTTGGCAAGCAGGACTTCCAAGACAAGATGAGAGCAGCCGGTAAAAACCCAGACAAGTTCGATATCAATTAGCAACAACTGTTATGCCTTCAGTTAAACAAGTAGGAGAAGGATGGTTCAAGGAACTAGAATCCGACTTCAACTCAGACTGGTTCAAGAGCATAAAGGGTGTAGTAGCACAAGCTTACGCAGCTAAGAGAATCAGACCTGAACCCACCAATATCTTCCGGGCACTCCGGGAGACGCAGCCTGACAGTGTCAAGGTTGTAATGCTTGGCCAAGACCCATACCCGGGAGGAGGCCATGCAGATGGGCTTGCATTCAGCAGCCAACAAAGAGAGACTCCGAAGTCTTTAGAGATCATATATCAAGATCTCGAACGTATTTATGGTTCTAAACCGAAGACTAACGATCTGACGTTCTGGGCCAAACAGGGAGTATTACTCCTTAATACGTCACTCACCGTAATCAGCGGTGTACCAATGTCTCATCATCACATTGGTTGGGATAAGCTTATTCGCAGCATATTCAAAGTACTCAGTAATAAACAGGGGCTTGTGTATGTAGCTTGGGGAGGACCAGCTAAAGAGGTTGTAAGGGGTTTATTGACTCCAGAACAGTACAAGACTAACAAAGTCATAACTGGAATACACCCTATAGCTCAGTCCTACTCACAAGGTAAGCTTCAGTTCAACGGTAGATTCGATGAGATCAACCAATATCTAAAAGAACAAGGAAAGGAACCGATACAATGGATATAAGCACAAATACGTTGCTCATAGTCGATATAGTAACTACTGTCTTAACTTTTGTCTGTGTAGCCTTATGGATACGCGGATCAGTATGGGATAGTAACCAAGAGCTCGCTAGAACGATGTCACATGAGATGGCACTCGGATTAGAAGCCAAAGGAGAAGAAGAAGCTGGAAAGCTCAACTTTGACAAGGTAATAGGAGTATTCGTGGAAATGAGCGATACGGCTAAGGCCACATTCCTTTATCGACTTGTAGCTGTTATGGATGAGGATCACCTCGTCACACTGGACCGCTACATACAGATGAAGAGGAAAAAGAAAACAGATAAGAAGAACACCTAACCACATCTCTACATGAAAATCACGTACGGTTTGCTCATACTTGAGCGTTTAATACACAAAGGATCAGCACATTATGCTCATTTGAAGCAGCACATTAACTGTGAACTCAGTAATGATGAGGTACAACATGAGAGCGAGTTGCTTGGATTCAACAGTAATGGTTCATGTACGAGAGAGGTTTATTACAGGATACCTGCAAGAACACAGAAGGAAGACTTTGAGTTGTTCTTGCAGAGTTACCCTGATGCTCGTATCATTCGTATTATAGATAATGAAGCAGTACTATCACAGAGGCAAAGGGAAAGAGTACAAAGTGGAGTAGTAAGTATGGCTGACATAGCTAAGACTCAAGTAATTCTTGATAAGGACAAAAGAGCTGTTATTGATCTATTCGGTCTGGCTGTCTATGGACAGAACAGGCTATCCCTAAGTGGGAACTTACAAGACCAGGATTATCGTTGGCCACTAACAGCTAGTGGTGCTGAGATCGAAGATGCTCAGGAAACTAAATCACAACTCACATTAACGAAAGAGAGGATCAAAGTATGAAGTTATTAAGTTTTGGACTGCTACCAGAGACACTCTGGATTACAGTAGTCTGTGTTATCGTCGCTCTTATTCTAGGAGCACTATTAGGAGCCTGGCTTCAAAGGCATGCAGATCAAACTGCAGTAGAGGATAAGCTGGAAGCATACGCTGATGAACTGGAAAGAGAACAGCACCATGCTGTAACAGACTTCCGGTACAAAGATGACTACGAAAGACAGTATTGGGATCTCGATGAGTCTGACATGAAGGAAGTCAGAGAGAAGATCAAGAACTATATCAAGGAGAAGAGCATTCCACAACACAAGCTTGCTACACGAACAGGTGTTTCACAAGCTCACGTATCGCGTATGTTAAGTACCAGTGACACGACCATCAAAGTTGGCTCGTTCACAGTAGGCCCCTTTAATGCGGTACTCAAAACTATGGGATTGAAAGTTGTACTGATCTCCCAAAAGAAAGAAAAGTTCACACCTAAAGCTAAGTAGTATGAAAAGTGAAAGCTTACTTGCAAGACGTACTGCAGAAAGTATATCTTTGCAGGACATAACCCGTCCTATTTATACTGGTAACAATCCTGAGGCTTTTAGCCTTGGAGGAGAAATCGATGATCAAGATCGCCTATCAAAGGGCTCGTCTTGTTGCGGTGGTAATGTCTACGAGACTAACAATCAGCTGTTTTGCTCTAAATGCGCTCAAGAGTGCGATGAAGAGTTCGAAGATGATGACGAGTACTTAGATCGTATTGCTCTTGAAGAAGAGAACGAAGAAGAGCTCAATGGTCTTATCGATGATGCTTACGATGCAGAAGAAGAGGGAGGTTACTAATGGATGCATATACACCGGAATTAGAACCAGAAGTTAAGGAGAGAATAATGCTTGTACAACAAGTTATTGATCGTCTTGTAGATCCTACAAATGAGTACTATTTCAAGTTTCAGCTTGGAAAGTTGCTTGCAGAATATCCAGCTAACGAGCGCCCGCTGGACTACACAGTACCTAACCTAATCCTCATGAATGGGGAGAAGAAGAAAGTTACCACGTAGAGAAGAGGTGCTCAACAGAGTACACTATGATTAAACTGATAGGTAACGCACCAGTAAGTACTAAGTACAAACCTGGTACTTTTGCGGAGTTTCTTGCTTGGATAAAGCTACAACTAGAGTATCAACTCGATATCGAGACTGATGTGACTCCGTGGTGGTGCAACAAGAAGCTTATTACCCTGCAGTTTGGTGATCTATGGGATAGGGAACAGTGGGTGATCCAGTGGAGTTCCCTTACCAATTTACAGAAGCAACAGCTCAAGGAAGTACTGAGAAATGATAAACAAGTCAAGCTGATTCATAATGCTACGTTTGAGTATGTTGTACTACGATTCTACGATATTATCATCGAGAACGTGTACGATACGATGGTAGCAGAGAAGATCTTGCTTGGCGGTATCATGGCTAAGAAAAACGAACCATCTAACTACAAGTTGATGGATCTGGTTTTGAAGTACCTTAACAAGGAGATGGATAAAACAGAGCAAACCACCTTTGGAGATGACGTTCTTACCGAGAGTAAGGTTGTGTATGCTGCTGATGATGTGAGGCCGTTAGGCTTTATCAGACGTATGCAGATCATGCAGCTTAAGAATGAGAGACTGGAAGCAGTAATGGCTTTAGAGAATGAAGCCGTGCTCGCTTACGCTGATGTTACTTTCAATGGGATGGAACTTGATGTTCCTATGTGGCTATCAAACCTGGAACTAGTAGGTCCGCTCATCAAGCAATCAGCTGATGCGTGTGATGCTCTGGTTCTGGGACATCCAGGTTTACTTGCTAAGGCTACAGCACTAGGATTCTATGCTGATCAAGACCAGATGATGATGAACTGGAATGCTCCTAAGCAGAAAGAGGAGCTATATCACCTGATTCTACCCGGATTGGCTGGAAGCTCTAAGGTTCTGATTGGAAAGTGGCTCAAAGACATTGGTGCTAGTCCTAAACATCATACAGTACTCCAACGTGTCCCTTTTGCCTTTAAGCAGATCTTTGATTCCGGTGACTTCACTGAACTGGAAAAGATCTTGATAGAGAGGCATAAGGACAAGCTTGTAGAGTTGGGATATATCATTCCCGCTGGTACTGTAACCATCAACTGGAACAGTGTTAAACAGGTCTTACCACTTCTCCAAGTACTTAATCCAAAAGTGATGGACATGGAGAAGGAGACCTTCGAACGCCATGGTAACCATAGGTTGTTCATTGACGTCAAGGAGTACAAAGCTACTTTGAAACTTGGTTCCAGTTATGGGCAAGCCTTTATTGATAAGCACGTAGAGCCTGACGGGAAGGTGAGAACCAACTTCAATCAAGTACTTACTACAGGTAGAACTAGTTCGTTTAACCCTAACATGCAGAATATTCCTGCAAAGGAGTCTGTAGGTAACCGGTATCGTAATGCTTTCAAAGCCATGGAAGGGTTCAGCTTTGTAGATAGTGACTACAACTCTCAGGAGCTTGTGGTTATCGCATTCCTAAGCAATGACCCGGTATGGATGGAAGCGTTACGTAAGGGACAGGATCTGCACTCTGTATGTGCTCAGCTTGTTTATGGTAAGAAGTGGCTTGATGCTGCTGATGACAACTGTGCTTACTATGCTCCTACAATGGATGGTATAGCTAAGAACAAATGTGATTGTAAGAAGCACAAGTCCATGAGAACTGGTGTTAAGACCATCAACTTTGGTTTAGCTTATGGTATGTCAGCCTTCAAGCTTGCAGCAACTCTGAACATTACTGTTCCAGAAGCTCAGGCTTTGATTGATGATTACTTCGTAACTTTCCCTAAGATAGGTGCTCTGTTGAATTACCTTGGACGCTTTGGTGTCACCAACGGGTTCATACAAACGGTAGCTCCGTTCTTTAGGAAGAGGTACTATCCAGAGTGGAAGAAAGTACCACAGTATATCATTGATGCCCATGTAAGTGGGACTCAGTATAACCCGACACTTGGTAAGATAGAGAGAGCTTCCAAGAATCAACCGATTCAAGGAACATCAGCAGATATTGCTAAGCTCTCTATGGTACTGATTCGTTGGTTCATCAGAGACAACAAGATGTGGGAAAAGATCTACTTAGTAGCTCAGGTTCATGACCAGGATACCACTATTGCTCATAACAGTGTAGCAGAGAAGTGGAAGCCTAAGATGACCAGACTCATGGAAGAGGCAGCCTACTTCGTTATACCTAACGGATTATTAACCAGTGAGACTAATGTCACCGAGAGGTGGAGTAAGTAGCACACAACAACAAAGCAATGAGTAGAATTAGAAAAAGATCTATTTGGGAAACTCTCGTAGCTGTTCTTAGTGGTGATCACTTTCTTTCTCCTGGTTTTCATTCTGTATATTACAGACATGACGCTGAATGGGGAATGCATGTATTTGAGTGCCCCGGAGTTAACTGGAGTACTACAGTATCAGATAGAGTCACCAAAAGCACAGCATGGGAAATTGCCCAACATCGTATGAGTACCGGTTTATTCTAGTACTACAAAACACAGTATGTGAGTCGAGAAGACGTGCCCTCGGGGGCCACAAGATACTGGTCTACGTTAAGCTCAGTTGGCTAGAGCTCTATAACCCGAAAGAGAAAGGTTGCAGGGATGTTGGTTCGATTCCAACACGTAGAACTAAACAAACAATATGAAGCTAGTAGTTACAGAGTACCTTAAGAAGGACGAGGTCCTAGAGGTGTTCGAAGGCAAGTGCAATAACGCCTGGGTGCACAAAAAAGATGGTACAGCTACGATCTATGCTAACGTGTTTGACATGTCACGCGCTATCTATAGAAACTGGAGCGTACCAAGAAAGATTTGCAAGGTGGAAGAGCTTGACACCGTGATAAAACAAGCTAAAGATTACGAAGACATCAAACTAACGGAGGATAGAACCTAATGGAGTTTTTAATTGTTGCTGTTGTATGTGCTCTAGGAGCAGGTATAGCATACACGATTATAACACTAAAGACCAAGCTCGCTCACTCTGAAGAGAGATATGATCTCTGTAACAAGCAACGTTCTATAGGAAAGATTCAAATCACGGAACTGCAAGTACAGCTTCACAAATCTGCTAAATGTAGTACCACAGCAGCAGGTAAAGAGATGTACTTTGTAACTATACAGTTGATCGGGTTTCCAAATGGACAGCAGTCAATTACTCATTGGTCTGATACAGTCATGGCGAAAGACACTAAAGATGCTATTGGTATCATGTTGTTTTCTGATGAGTACAAGAAGCGAAGTAGAAACAATCAGCTAGGTTTGTTCGGATGGACTGTAAGTCTTATTACCGAAGAAGACCATAATGCTGTTGGTTACTACAAAAAAGAAGAGAGCCCAAGCAGCCAAGGCCCTGCTTCGGAGGCTTGACAAGATGGAGGTTCTTAGATTGCCTTGGTTTGTGAGCTGTGAAGCGAGAGTAGAACTCTGCTAGAGATTATCAAGCCGGTTATCAAAGATACACCATTAATAAAAACTTACACAGTCAAAGTACAACGTTTGTAGTACTAGATAATGCTGTGTACATTTGTGTTCAAATAGACTCTTCATGAAACAACAACCATCGAAGCGGTATCTCGGGGTACTGCGAGCGATATTAGCTAGTAATCCAGGCTTGAAAGAAGCAACTTTCATACGGATTGCTAAGGAAATCATCGCTAATGCACCCACTATGGGTATAGAAGTCACTAATACCGTGGAACAGATCAGAAAAGCTGTACCAACGATGCTCTTAAACAGTGGGATTGCCGTTAATACGGTACTACCCATCAAAGTTGTGGAGGAAATTAGTGATGACTACACAGTAGATATAGAGAAACGCAAGCAAAGTTCGCGAGAGAAGCAGCTGGAGGTAAAGTATGGTAGACTACTTGTAGACTATCAGGAACTATCTGCAGCTTTTGACGATGTGCTCCTTATAAAGGATCATAAGCGTAAGGAATCGTTCTTTGAAACAACTGATGCTCAGAACAAGAGCGAGGCTACAGCTATATTGCAGTGGTCTGATTGGCATATAGAAGAGGTTGTACACCCTTCTACAGTGATGGGACTTAACAAGTTCGGTCCAGAGATTGCCAAACAGAGAGTGGACACACTCATAAACAACACTGTTAAAGTACTGAGAAGCCAACGTGGAGCAGTAGATATCAATCATGGTATCATACATCTTGGTGGTGACTTTATCACCGGATACCTAAGAGAGCATGACATGCAGGATAATGCCATGACTCCGATTGAAGCTATCATCTATGCGAAAGAGCTCTTAATAGGGGCTATCGACTTTATGGTAGATCATTCAGGGTTTAAAGAGATCCTGTTCATCTGTAATCGTGGTAATCACCCTAGGTTAACTCCTAAGATGCAACCGTCTAACGACTATAAGATGAACTTAGAGGCTCTATTGTATCACATGCTGGAGAAGCACTATGCAAGCAATCCAAACTTACGGTTCGAAGTACCGGACAGTCCTATAGGTATGGTAACTCACTATGGAAAGCGTATCAGGTTCTTCCATGGTCACGAGATCCAATACAAAGATGGAGTCGGTGGATTATCAATCCCTCTGAACAAGAAGTTGCAGAAGTGGGATAGTACTCTACAAGCTGATTTCAACTTACTAGGTCACTATCACCAGTGCTTTAAACCCTTGAAGACCTGTATGATGAATGGTTCTTTGGTTGGATATAACGCGTACGCTCTCTCAGGAGGGTTTAGCTATGAACCACCAATGCAGTCATTCCAACTACTGGACAGACAAAGAGGATTTACTTTACACACAACGATTGCCTGTGAGTAGGCAAGATTGTTGCTAAATACGAACCATGAGTACAACACAAAAACCAGCTGACACTGCCAAGGAGCAGGATAAGCCAGTAGTAGTTCCAACAGGAATACAAACTACAAAAGATGAAGGAGCCAAAGATGCTAAAGCAGAAGAAAAGGAAGTACAAAGTACTGAATCGAAAGATAAGCCTGAGGTATCTACAGATAATGCGGATAGCACACAGAGTGACTCAGAATCAACTGAGGACACTTCGACTAAGGGGGCAGCTCCATTAGAGTCTAACTCTTTCACAAAATAACACTATGAGGGTGAAATGCCCTCACACGGGGGAATGATGGCACAGACTAGGAACGTTACTAGATGGTAGGATCGTAACCTGCTTCCTCCACCAAACAATAACACAATGAAACAACCAACCAACCCCCTTCTTCGGAAGATTCTATTGTTAAACATGACAATAGATGCCTTTCACACTTGTCTGCTGATAGTGTTACTGGTCGGAGCTCTTTCAACTCATTATTATCTATCAGCAATCGGTTATTTTAAATAGGAAACACATGTTACATCCAACCCACCAACCCGTAAGGCCCAAACAACGGCCTGCCCCCAAAGTCGTACAGACTGAAATCAAGCACGAACACATGGCTGCTTTCAATCCTGCCAGAGCTATATGCAATCATCTGGTTGGAGAGAACCACAGCGTAGTACATCGTCTTGGAGCTGGAGCCCTAATCATGGGATCTGGCGTATTAGTAGCTAAAGCAGGAGGAGATGGACTCATACTCCACTTCATAGCTGACTTAGTAGGGTACGCAATCCATGGAATAGGGTTAATCCCATTCGTAGACAAGTTAATTGAGTTATACAAAAACTAGGACACATGGCAGAGAAAGATAAAGTAGTAGAGACTATTGACGTACGAGGTATTTGTGCATCAATACAAGCGATGGCTATGCCCAACTTTGAGAACTTGAGACAGATCTTAGAGAAGTTTGGATATACCTTAGTCAAAAAATAGTTAGCTTTGCTAACTGGGTAGGTGGATAACCTCGGAGGGTTCGACTCCCCCGCTACCCACAAAGGGACGATCATACACTAAAAGAAAACAAATCTTCGTTAGTAGGTTGACTTGTTACTGGTAAATGTCCCGCCAGACTACGTAGAAGGGAATCACGTAACCTTCCAAAGTACTCTTGTAAGAGGGTACAACCTTGGGGCCGCCCGGATTTGACAGGGTAGACAAGGTATAACGTGCATGCAGGGAAAGTCTATCACCCCTTAAAGTAGGACAAACAATAATTGCAAACACAACTGTTAATGGTGGTACCGTTCTAGGAACGCTTACTATCGAGGATGTATTGGCCGGAGCTCTTGCTCCAACTCAGGAACTAGAGTTAGTATAGTTCAACCAGACGTAGCAAGCTGCGATAAGCTTTAACCAATTATGCTGGCTGTAAGCTAAGGTTAGAGATCTCAAGAGTTTTAGAAACTCCCCAGCGTAAGCTCATGGGTTAACGAGTGGTGAGGGTGCAACACCTCAAAGAAGCATGTAGACCGTTATGGTTTGATACAACTGGACAAGGGTTCGACTCCCTTCGGCTCCACAACCTCTGGATAGAGGTTAATCTTACACAACAACAAAGCCTAGAGCCCGGGGATAACATCACTCCGGGCTCTTTGTATTTAACGTCGATGTTAATTCACACAGATTACTTAAAACAAAAACAAAAGATTATGTCATCACAATCAGGCAAAATGCAAGACACAGTAAACACTTTTATGCACGAGATCGTGTCCGATGAACTAAGTGAAGTACTAATGCAAACTGGTCTTAAAATTGACAAAGGAGACACAACTGGTACTAAGTTCGTAACAACTGGTCTTCACCAAGTGTTGGTACCGGCTGCAATGAGCAAAGTACAAGGAGCTCATAACCTATTGAAGCAGTTCAAAGAAGAAGAAACTACTCGTGTTTACAACAGAGAGTACAAGAACATCTTCGTGAATGACTTCATCGTTGTTATGAACCAGGTTATTACTAAGTACTTTGGTTTGATTCACGTATCCCGTGTTGATACTACCTTACGCCCAGCCGGAAACGATTACATTCAGATCCCAACAGGATATGACAACAATGGTAACCTGGAACATGCTAAAGGGTATGTAGGTTCTGTTCTTGCTCCGGTATGGGAAGATGCTATCATCGACATCAGAGCTAGCGGATCAATCGCAGTACTGGCCAAATTGAAGTACGAAGGACAGGTTAACGATTTCTTAGCTGATATCGAGAAGCTGTGTAAATCAACTTCAGTTGTTAAAGGTCAGTCGGTAACAGTACAGTCTGTATACGGTGGTATGCTTGCAACTCCTATCTCTCCAAAAGAGAACAAGAAGATCATCTTGAGCGATCAGAATGAGCGTATCATCGGTAACCTTATCATCCCATCATTAGCTGATCAGAGCAAAACAAGCTTGCTGTTCACTGGTGACTTTGGAACTGGTAAGACTGAGACAGCTATCCGCGTAGGTATTGCTGGTCAGAAGAAATACAAACGTACGTTCTTCTATCTACACAACGCAGAACTATTCGCTCAGTTGATCCCGTACTTGAAGAACTATCAGGGTTCTATTGTGTTTGTAGAGGACGTTGATCAGTTAACAGCTGGTGATCGTGACACGAACATGAACAACTTGTTAAACCAGTTAGATGGTAACGAGCTGAAAAACGTTAACTGTACTTTCATCTTCACGACCAACAACCACGAAAAGATCCACCCTGCAATGAGAAGACCAGGTCGTATCGATCAGGTAGTTCATTTTGACTACTGTGATGTTCCTACTATTGCTAAGATTTTCGAATTGTATGCAGAAGGATTCAAAGGAGCAGAAACAGTTGACTTCATGGCTGCTGCAGAGAAAGTACCAGAGAAACTTCAAGGTGCTGTGGTAGCAGAGATCGCCAGACGTGCTCAGAAATACGCAACCAAATTACACGATGGGGTTATCTCTACTGATGTATTCATGGATGCAGTAGCTTCTATGGACAGCCACATCAAGTTCATGCGTGCAGATCAGAAGAAAGATCTTACTGCTGAAGCATTGTTGGCTCAGGTTGCTACAATCGTTGACAAACGTGCGTACCCAGGCAACTTTGCTAACCCGGAAGTACCTAAATCAGAGGGTACTTACGCAGCATTGATCTAGTATTAACGGGAGAGGAGCAATTCTCTCCCTTACAAACTACTCATGAATAGAGCACAGGATTTAAAACAGAACTTTTTAAGCGTAGATCGCAAGATAGCTATGAGTTCACAAGGTGACTACTTTAGAGTAGGAGATACAGTTAAGCACGAAGGTGCTTCTGATACTGAATCTGCTGTTATAAAGAAGTTTACTATCGACAGAACTACAGAAGAAGTAAAGGCATATACAACAAAAGGTCATTGTCATATAGACTTTTTGTACTGTCCCTAACTTTTTTCTGCAGAAAACATTTGGTAATCTCAATGGTATTAGTACCTTTGTATCATAGTGCGATGTAGAGGAGAGGCCGTCCTCAGGAGTCTCATAAACTTCAGATCACCAGTTCGAATCTGGTCATCGCTACCTAAGATACAAAACTATGAAAAGAGAACAGTATATACTCATCCCGTCGAATCAAGCCTTCTTAGGCAGTGATAAGACACGTGTGCATGTATGTACCGGGCTTGGAGTATCATAGAGAGATTATCTAATAGTACTTAAAACCCGGTTCCTTCAACAGAATCGGGTTTTTTGATTTGGAGCCGCAGCATATTGGCGCATGGCGCCTCGTTGTCAGCGAGGAGATTACGGGTTCAATTCCCGTCGGTTCCGCTAGGGTTACTACTAAACTTGTAATAGGAAGTAGCGTTGAGCAGGCCACGACTGCCGATATTAAGGCGTGGTGCAGGCGAGATAAGCATAAGTGGTAATGTACCGGGCTTCCACCCCGGGGAACACGGTTCGACTCCGTGATTTCGCTCAAACAGTACTGTTGAAGTACTGTAGAATGTTCGTTGACATCTTGGTATTAAAAGATTACGTTGCAGGAAACAAGGTCTTTGGGACAGACGAGTAAGTCTCTGTATAACTCAATGTAAAGGCGACCTGAGTTCGCGACGTAAATGGGGGAATTCCGGGCATGACGATCCCGGGGCTCCGCGCATCAGGCTAGATCTGGTGCAGGGAGCTAGCGAAAGCTTGTGGTGGTTTGAATCCACTGTCCCCCACTATGGGCCGTATTTCGATGGCAGAGCGCTTCTTTTGCAAGGAAGATGAGAGGGTTCGAATCCCTACGTGTCCACATGAACACAATAACAACAAACGACATCAAGAAAGCTCTGTTTGTACAGAAGCCAATCACTATCTTCTCTTATGCAGACAAAGAAGGTCTTCATTATACCACAGCTAAACCAGTCCTATTCGGTACTGAGTTGCTTATGGTACTATTTAAGATCCCTTATGCAGAGGTAGAAGCTAAGTTTGACTCAACTATGCCATCAACACTGATGACTAAATGGGCTTATCTTGAACAACAGTAACATCATGAAGCATGGTGTAACTGGAAGCATTTGACACTTTGAATGTCAAGGCGCCGGCTCGACTCCGGCTGCTTCATCTAATGGGGAGTAGTATAATTGGCAGTGCCTCGCCCTCTGACGGCGATAGTCTTGGTTCGATCCCAAGCACCCCATCCACAGCTGAGCTGTAAACGACTGACGTCACGTTATAACGTCACTAAGTAGCCATGCGAGAACCACACTCCGGGCTACTATTTCTCTCTTTAGTTCAATGGACAGAATGCTGGGCTACGAACCCGGTGATATACGTTCGAGTCGTATAGGAGAGACCATGCCCGGTAAACATAGATGGCGATGTGCTAGTCTTGTAAACTAGATAGTTCGGCTCGAGTCCGGAACTGGGCTCTAGGAGGTATACGGGTGGGGCTGCGTTGCGAAAGCATGTAAGTCACCTACCCACTCCTCTATTATCTCTCGGTCGTTTAACGGATAGGACCTCAGACTTCTAATCTGAGTATGGGAGTTCGATTCTCTCTCGAGAGACACTACAATAGGAAGAGTGGCTGAGTTGGTTTAAGGCAACGGGTTGCTAACTCGTCGGGGCTGAGATGACTCCCCTGGGTTCGAATCCCAGTTCTTCCTCTGCTGACGTATATCCTCAAGCTTATACCTTGTAGAAAGATTAATTGGTCACATGGGAGTTCAAGTCTCCTCGTCAGTACTACATCGCGTAACAGCCTATTTCCCCGCGATTCACCCAATAGGGAAGGCTTTCTTCTGGTGGCGTAATGGTAGCGTAGCTGTTTTACATGCAGTTGGCGGTAGTTCGATTCTACCTCGGAAGACTGGTCGACGACTTGAGAGGATGCACGACGGTAAATAAAGTCCCCTCACTTATGGAAGGTAGCGTCTATTGGTAGACATCCTGATTTGAAATCAGGCGCGGGGTGCAAGCTCAGGGTTCGAATCCTATACCTTCCGCGAGCGCCCTGATAGATGGCCGAATGTAAATAGTCTATCACATTTGCCTTAGCGTCAGAGTTGGAGAGCTTGAAGCGGTCTGTAAAACCGTTGTCGCAAGACTTACTAGGTTCGAATCCTAGATGAGGCACAATGAAGGATGACGCTACACAGAGAAAGAAAGAGAAAAAGTAGGTTAAGATGAATTGAGGTATGCACTGTAAAAGCAATCTCACTTGTTTGGGTCGCCCAAGAGGCCGAAGGGTCCGGACTGTTAATCCGGTGACGAAAGTCCATCGTAGGTTCGAATCCTACCCCAAACGCTGGGAGTTATGTGTAGACAGAGGAACACTTCAGATAGGTATCCGCTAGCCAACTGTAAATGGCTGCGACATCGGTAGGTATCACAACTGGTAGTGAACTGCTCTGATACGGCAGGCTATGAAGGTTCAACTCCTTCCTTACCGACAGAGGTGGAAATAAGGGGGTAATGTTCCTTCGTGTAAAATACGTGGTCTAAAATCATAGGACGCCACCCATTTGGAGCCCAAGCTAACTTGGTAGAAGCACTGGTCTGAAAAACCAGAGGATGTGGATCGAAACCACAGAGCTCCACAGCTGCTACTAGGCAGTAACATCGAACAATGAACAAAGTACTATTAACACTAATGCTCACAGTTCTCCTGATAGGATCGAGCTGTAAGAAAGTTTACAATTACCCGGAGAAGCAACAGAGTAACGTAGGTAAACCACAAGACGTAGCACCATCAACTGGTGAGATCTCTGTATCAACACAGGCTGAGATCACAAGTAGAACTTGGATAGCTACAAAACATTACGGTTACACAGACGATCAGAAGAATGACGTTCGTCAGATCAAGTTCGTCAGTGGACAATATACAGTTACAGTAAAACGCATGCCAGCTACACTTTTCTGGTCTCCTGACTTTAAAGAAGGAACTACGGTGAGTGGTAGTACTGTCTGGGATCTGTATCAACTGTAGTTCCCTTGCCCTCTTAGCTCAGTTGGTTAGAGTACGAGATTCTTAATCTTGGGGTCCTGAGTTCGATCCTCAGAGGGGGCACCGATAGGCAGAGAGACGAACTGGCTTAAAGAAACGCGTCGGTATGGGAGTACTGATCAGACCATCCCTGAGGTTAGATCATCTTTATTCTCCGGATAGGCCGTACATGGCAAACTCAAAGTCCCTGTAACAGCAGGATTACTAGAGGACGGTTCGAGTCCGAGGTGGATTTCCGGAGAATACCGGCCCTTGTAGCAGACCGGTTGTAGGCAACAGGTTTTTACCCTGTGAGGCGTGGTTCGACTCCACGCGGGGGCACAATGTGGAGATGTCCGAGCGGCGTTAGGTGATGCTCTGCAACAGCATTTACATGGGTTCAAGTCCCATTCTCCACTCTATTTCGGGCAGTATAGGAGTCTGGTTTATCTAACCTCACTTGGACTGAGGAGCACGCAGGTTCGAATCCTGCCTGCCCGACTAACTATTGAGTTGTGAAAGTCGTAAGACATATAATCAGCTAAAGGGAGTTCACTGCAATACTGGGATATAGCTTAATTGGCTAAAGCACCCACTGACGGCAGGGGAGGATATAGGTTCAAGTCCTTTTATCCCAGCTAAAACGAGGCGTCGGTTTACGCCTACCTTTAGTACTCAATAGTTTTTAAATGCTGCTGTTGTCCGTAATGTAACGGAGCGGGACTGTGAATCTCGTTATGTGAGTTCAAGTCTCATACAGTAGCCTAGTACTACATAAAGCTATAGATAGAAGCCCGATGTCGCATTCTATAGCACCTGTAGTACTCTTCCTGCTTGATAGTTTATAGCTACCTATGCTAAAAGGCTTGATAGATATCCCTTAGGTAAGGACAGGAAGTACTTCCCTCGCTGGTCAAATTGGTAAAGGCGCCTGACTTAGAATCAGGAGATTGTCCGGGTTCGACCCCCGGGTGAGGGACCAATGGCCCAGTGGTGAAACTGGCAGACACGCACGACTTAAGCTCGTGTTCTTCGGAGTGGGAGTTCAACTCTCCCCTGGGCTACCACTAATAATACCAAGATGACAGCAGAACAATTCAACACCAAGTGGGCTGACCATATCCCTAAGGGATACTACGGCCTAGAGTTTGACATTCCTCAACTCACAGAGCTCATAGACAAAACAGTAACTGGTTGGGTAGAAGTCTTTCCAAAGATGACGATTAAACAAATCAAACTTAAGTTTGGTATGGCTAGAGTATACGTATCATTAGATACCGAACGTCTACCAGAACACAATCAGTTTACAGGTGATTTGGAGGAGAAGATCAACAAGCTATTAGCTAATCTAGGAGGAGAGTAATGACAAA